GTTTCTCCTCCCTCGAAATCATTATTGAGATACAACATCCAGACTAGTGCCCTGTCACTGTGCTGTACTGATTCTCCTAATTCATCGTGCCAGACATGGTATCCACCACCTGCAGGTGTCTTTTGTACCTTATTGAAGTTACTGTAGAAACTTTTGTTGCGTAGTGTACCATAACGTGCAATGTATTCATCAATTGCATGGTATAGGTACTCTGTAATCAATGATACAGAACATATACATCCTTCTTCTCTTATTGATGGATCATATGATGTACTGGTACAATAGTCATCAATATGAATGAGGTTATATGACCTGTCCATTCTTCCGCCACTTGCATTCATGAACTGTGTTTTCCCGTCCATCATGATATCCCCGTGTCCACTCTCTCTCCATTCCTCGTGTAGTCTCTTGACCTCATCATTATGGCAACATGCCTGATCAAGGAACTCAAACTTCTTGATTATTTGATCACAATTGCTCTTGGGGAATACATTGTGATATATTGAAATAAAATCATCACCGTGTTCGATGAAATCTTCGTTTACTCCGTGCATAATGTTTTCAGATTGGCTTGTATTCTATTATTTAGAATGCTTTTATAAGGAACTGCATTCTCATGGACTGTTGGATGGGGTTGGCACTGTGTGTATGTGAACTTGGACTGTTTGCACCTGCATTACCCATGTTATATGAGAAGTTGGTACGAGGTCCCATTCCAAGGGCAGAACCTGCGTCTCTTGGACCATAACTTGTACTACCAGGACGTGCACATGGAGTATAGTTACCTGAACTCCACCATCCACCACCTCGTGTGGGACATGGTGACTGAATCCATCTTCTCCATCTTCCTCTTCTGATTAGTATTCGATATGACATACATGCTCTTCCATCCCAACAACGTGGACTGTTGACGACTGCACCCCAGTGGTTTGGTTGTCTGGTTACATTGACGTTATTGGTCAGGTTATAATTCTGTCGTGGTAGATTATGTCTGTGTCTTGGCCACTGTGATGTATTTAATGCTGTACTACCAAATGATGATGATGTATTACCACCTCGACTACCGAGTGTCTCACCATTACGTTGAACAACGACATCATCAGGACTCATGTTCGGTACGGTAAATGTACCAGTACCATTGAGATCACCATATGGGTATGTGTCACCTCCATCATACTGACCAGACACAACAGATGCCAGACCACGATATCGGACGTTACTTACACCCGTAATTGTGTATTGTGTCCCGTCACACTGTAAGTATCCGTTCGGAACTGAATTACCTGCCCATGTTATGATTGTACCAATGGCAGTATGATCGTTTTTGAATTGATTGTATCTTAATGCCATGTTATGCTGACTGTATGTAATAATTTAAAAAGATGGACGGTTGCAATGTCGATGCTTCACTATGACTATGACCAGATGTGGCATTGTTCAAATAACTACTTGCACTCTCTGGTCGGAAACTTCTATTATAACTGGGAGTATATGATGCAACCTGAACCTGACCAGATGAACTATGGTTATTTAAATTGATTGAGTATGCATAACCTGTATTGGCATTTATACTATGAGTATGTGATGGTACTTCACTACTTGTCAATGTATGTGGATCTATTGCCATATTTGCAGATCCAGTTTGTTGTGCCATATTCGCAGCAGAAGCCATGTTCGGTGCACCTCTGAGTGTTCGTCCTATTAAATTTGGTACTTTGAATGTAAATGTACTACCAGGAAGATCGGTTACGTTCGGAACATACTGATCACCACCATAGACATTGCTTATTGTTCTGTGTAGTCTTCTGTACTGGAAACCATTAAGACTCTGACCATCACATAGGATATACTTATTTGCAAAGTCAGTAGGAATACTGGCAACCAGTACAATGGTTCCTATCCTTCCACCTTTTGACTTTCCTTTGAAATAGTTTTGTGCGATTCCCATGGTTCAGTTCCAGTTATCGTCCTTGACGGTGTACTTGTACTTAATAATGTACTTTGTCGTCAAATCTAATTGACGATTACTTGCATTCACACTATGAGAGTGATTATTACCAGATCCACCAGATCCACCAGTACTGTTTGAGTTGTATATGGTTCTTCTATTGAATCCTGTAAACTGTTTCCAGTTTCTACTACCACTACCTGTCCTGTATTGGTTATTGGATCGGTTCATGTTGGTAGAAGTATTGGTATTACCACTGTAACCAACACTATGGTTATGAATAGGTAGATGACTATTACTCAATGATGCATTATTTGTATTACCAGGATCACTACCAAACGTCTGACCTTGGTTTCCTATTGCTGCACCACGTCCCAGTAATCTATTTTGTAGATTAGGAACTCTGAAATAATTAGATGTTTCCCCACCAGTATTGTATGTAGTACCAATTTCCTGATACAATTGCCAATACACATCACCACCACTGGCACTAGGACCAGGATACTCACTCCCATCACATAACAACCATCCACTTGGGGCACCAGTTTCCCTATTCGGCCATGGCATGATGGTTCCTACTTTATTACTGTCTTTAAATCTATCAAGAAATAATGGCACTTGACCTTTTTATAACATGCTACTTTGTATTTAGCATCATTGTGGATCCAAATATCTGTGTTGTTGTGACTTATATGCACCATAACTCAGTTCATCAGGGTTAGTGTCATCTTGCTTGCTTACTCTTCTCTTAATATATTCTAATTCATGCCAGTTATCCTCATAACAACAAAGACAAACATGGATACGTTTATGAAAGAATGTCGATAGATCACACTGTGGTCTTGGTTTTGTTGCTATCTCAATTGTGATGTAGTTTGATACTGGAACCCATGAATTTTTAATTCTCTTCTCATTATCATCTGGTTTTCCTTTATAATATACCCATCCCTCATGTACCATACCGAGGGCAGTAGTCCATCTTACATAGTCATTGACCTTGGGAACATAACTGTAATTATTCATCAGGCATTGCCCTTGCAAAGTCTTTTACATATGCCTTGAACATTAAATTAAACACAATGACTGTTCTGGGTTTTACACTTCTATTCTGAGTTGTGTAGTGTAATACATTACCAGGAATCACCACAATATCACCTTCTTTGACATGAGGATGATAATGAAATGTCATACCATCAGGAGACTTATAAGGAGATATAATTGCTACTGGTTCATGGGAGTCTTCATCATATCCTGCGTATAAAATACATGAGAATGCTTCATGTCCGTGATCATGTGGTAAATGTTGATGAAAAGTCTGTGCCTGTTCAATCCATGCACTTGTAACTACCATACCATGTGTCTCTTCATCATACACTGTGTCTCCACCTTCATAAGGATAGTCTTGTATGTGTCCTTTTGAGTTTTCATAGGTATCAACCATGTAGTCAAAGAATGCCTTGGATATTAGTTCTATCTCCTTGGCAAAGAAGTTAGTAAATAACTTATTCTTCCAGTCATAATAATCTTCATCCTGATTATAGAAATCAGTGGGAGTATTATAATCAGTATTACTCTGTAGTTCTAACTTATCTCCCATCAATTGTTGCAACTCGTCTGATCTCTTCACAAAATCTTCCATCGGAAATACCATGTGAGGCACACTGAATGCATGGATGGGTTCAAATCTCTGTCTTATTGGATTATCCTTGCCCCAAAACTCTTTACTAATTGGTTGCTTTTGCTCATCAATCATTTTGTGTTAGTTCCCTCAGTTGTTGCATCATGTCAAGTGATTCATTCTCTAATAACATAGAATCAATCGCTGCTTTGACTTCAAGTAAATCCTCTTGAGTCATACTAAAATTTACAGACAAATGTTGATCAGTCAGGGTCATGGTGTAGACCTCAAACTGATCAACATATCTACCAGATACTTTGATTTTACTGCTCATTAGTCAAATACGGCAGTCACTCCAGTAACGGTGGCACCAGGGTTACGAGCAAGTGCAACTTGTTTTGCATCCTGATAATCTCTAGCAATTACTCTCTCTTCAAAGATAGTACCTGCTTTAAAAAGTGTGACTTTAACTTTCATAATAATTTATGTAGCAAGGGAAAGATAGTGGTGTAATTCATCAACAGTAATTTCTACTTTTGATGCGATTTGTTCATAGGTGTATCCACCTGTGGTCATCATATCATCAACAGTTTGTTTGAACTGAGGTGAATAACGGAAAGATTCCATGTCATGGAGTAGTTGTTTCATTCTTGCCATTAGTTGTTATCCTCGTTGAATGGTGAACTGAAGTATTTTCTGTTGGCAACATACAATACTGCTAGTGCTGTGATGATACCAAAGAATCCAATAATGAGAATTGGACTTTGTGGGAAGTCATATGTTGGAATGACTGAATTGAATGATTGCATGTTTCTTTGTTTTACTTATCTTTATTGTATCAAGTCTAGGATGTTAATGGTAGGTTCTTGTGCCACTTCATTAACTGGGTGATAATCTTGTATTCTTTCTTGAATTAGGTTACCATACTCTTCATGGAGTTCACATCCAGTATAATATCTGCCTAGTGACTTCGCAACCATCGCACTTGTTCCTGATCCCATGAATGGATCAAGGATTGTATCTCCAACTTCACTACCTGCCTTTATACAAGGTTCAATTAACTCAGGTGGAAATACAGCGAAGTGTGCTCCTTTATATGGTTTCTTTGTTACTGACCAAACAGACCGTTTGTTTTTTGTAGGATAAGACTTGGTAAGCCCACTATGAGGAGCCAAGCCACTACCAGGATTGTGGTACTTGCCATTTGTGCGATCTCTTGTTCCCCAATCTTTTGCTGGTTCTTTGATTGCTTCATTATCATAGAAATAGTTTTTGCTTTTACTTAATAAAAATATGTACTCATGTGCTTTTGTACACCTATCTTGTACTGACTCTGGCATTGGATTTGGTTTATGCCATATTATATCCTGTCTCAGATACCATCCGTCTGCTCTCAATGCAAATGCTAACATCCAAGGGATACCGATTAAATCCTTACTCTTTAATCCTTTTAACTTATTACCTCTTACTGGTGTACTCTGTGGTAAATCCTGTCTTGTTTTTGATACTGTCTGTTTTGGATAGTTACCATCAGATCTGTAATTATAATATGAGTCACCAATATTCAACCATAGTGTACCATCATCAGTTAATACATCACGTACTAGTCGGAATACCTCCACCATTTGTTTTACATACTCTTCTGGTGACTCTTCTTGCCCTATTTGGTTTTTCTCTCCTCCATAGTCTCTTAGACCATAATATGGTGGGGATGTAACACACATGCGAGCACTTGAATTTGTTAGATTCTTAAGTGTTTCACGACAGTCTCCAAATAAGATTGTATCTTTCATCCTTAATCCTTGATTAAAAAGTGTTTTTTGATCACTGATACCTGATCTTCATACTTGGCGATCATGTTTAGTTCCTGTTCTATTGCTTCCATTACATCAGGATGCTCACCAATACCAACAGGATTACTTAAATACACTTCTACATTCATTTTATGCTTTTGAATGTCTCCTTGAGCATGAGCAAGGAGTGCTGAAATAATTTGATTTCTCATTTGTCTAAAACTTCAATGTGCGATTTGAATAATGGTGGAGTCTGGAACCAAAGTAAGTTTACTTGTTCCCAATCATCTAAGATAACAGGATCTGCACCAGTGAATACCATTTTGTACCTATGCCTGTCGTAAGGTGTTTCGCTTGTACATGAAAATTGCGTCGGCAATTTCTTTTTGTCCGTCTTCCCATGTGAGAATGACTTGTTGTTCTTTTTTCCCATAACTGTTCTTTACTCTTAAGTGTGTTACATCAGCATCAAGGTATTTGATAACATCTATCAGATTGTTTATTGCAACAATCTTATCTGCTTGTTCTTGTGTAATAGCCATTAATCGTCAGGTTCAATTCCAAAGGGTGTCAAATCATATTTAACCTTGGCAATTCCCTCGTGTTTTATCCTTGTTGGTTCTCCTATCTTAGATAAGATATCAGCAGGTATTTTCTTTTTGGTTATGTCATAAGGTATGGGTGCATTAGCAACACATACCCTTACACACTCCCACTCTTCCTCAGTCAGTTCGTACATGGTATACCTCCACATAAGAATTACACTGTGGACATGATAAGTTAGTAACTATATCATACTCTGGGTCATCAAGGTCATGATCTCCTCCCCAGATAAGTTCAGTTTGACAGTGCCAACAGTTCATATCATCCGTATAAATGTGACCTGTAGTGCCTACGAATAGGCGGATACTCAACCTTTTGTACAGTGACAATCTTGAGTATCTTTAATAATGTTTCAGATGAGATAGTTTACCTCCTGTTGTTACGGTTGAGAGTTCCACGTTCTTTGCCATGGGTAGATTTCTTGACTCCTATGACATTAACTGCTTCAGTTATTATACATGATCCATCGACAGATTGCAACTGCTCTTGTTCTGATTTCGTAAACAAACTAAGAGGTATGGTTTCTATCTCACGTCCATCAGTATTGAACTCTGTGAACTCAACATCAACTTCATCACTGAGAGAAACATTACAATCCACTAGCATTTTAGGTGATGACATGTAGAAATCACGACCAAGTGGCATAAAGTTCTTATGTGCTTTCTTACCATGCTCTAACTGATAGCAAAGCATATCATTAAAAAACTTATTCTTAGTGTCAATACGATAGACTTGTATGTTAAACTTAGGATTCTCTACACTACGATTTAAAGGAGTGATGATAGTGAAGCAGTAGTATGGCATTTGATCAACATACTTGAAATGTGCTTCAGTATCAATACCCCAACGAGTATCATTAGGGTCTCTACGCTCAGTGCTACCACACTTGTGACACTCATGAGCATAATAGTTGTTCTTAGAACCACAATCAGGACACACATATGTCTGTGCCTTGTTACATGCCTTTGCTTCTGCACCGTTAGCAGCATCAAATGCACATCCACCATTAGATGGAACACCTGTGGTATCATGTAGAACAAAGTTCACACGCTCACCAAACTTACCAGTGTCAAAGGAGACACCATCGTTAAACTTAAGAGAGTTCTTAATCTCTTGACGTAGACCACTGAAGTGATGATCTATTAAATTAATAAATTCTGTTTGCTTATCCATGTTATTATTATACCCCAGTATGCACCCTCCATGCAAGCATTTTTAATATTTTTCTTAGAAAATCAGCCACTCTTCCAACTGGTCCTGAATGTCTATAAAATATCATTGAAGCAAAACTATTTCTGACAATAGCAGGTTGATTACGAAAGAAGAATACCTGATTTATCCTTTCTTCTTCTAACTCTTCTCCTATATCACATACGTATTGTTCATCCCCAATATGCATACCATGAAAGTACTTGACTCCATTGTAAAATGCAAACTTATTAAATGTTGATGGTATGTAAGCAAGACGATCTATTTGACTTTTTGAAATATATGGGTAATGATGTTCATGGGAGTTCATGTTCCTATCAATGATCCGTTTTTTATTTCTCATGACCGAATATATGTTTGTACCATTCTTCCCTGAGTCATTCTTATTCAAGTATACAATTCCATTCCACCCTGAGTCAATGTGAGGATACCAATAGGAGTCCTTCAATTCATTAAATGGATGTCTATAAATTGTGGCATGATTAGTGTACAAAGTTCCCATCTTATACTCTTCCATTTGATCTGTATTGATGGGTTTTTGTTTTATAATCTTACCTAGATCATAGGTCAATCGATACAGACCTCTGTACATTCCTTCTCCTCTATGATCTCTAAAAAACTTATCATTATATGATGATTCATCTTCTTCAATCTGTCTAATTTTAAAGGTAGCAGGAGTTAACTTCTTGATCTCTTTTACTACAAGATCAGGATACTTATAAAATTCATCCATGACATAGTAAAAGTCCCCCTTTGGTAAGGGGACTCTACGCATATTAGACAGGTCGTGTGTTTCCCAAATGTTCATCGTGTAATCACTGTAGTTGCTGCTTCTCCTCTGTTGAATATAGTATCTACTACTGCTTCAACCTTTCTTGCTGTAGAGATACCAACATTAGAGTAAACTGGAACACAAACAAGACCGAATACTTTGTCCACATCTCCTTTACGAATGACCCTCCCAATCGTCTGACTTATACCTATGTAGTCCATGGATCTCATGAACAATACTGCTTCAAGACCATTGACATTGATGCCCTCTGAGAGTATGCTGTGATGCAGTACAACAAACTTCTTGCCTGTTCTACCCCAATCATTAAGTGTATCAAAGAATGTCTCTCTGTCAACCTTCTCACCATCAATGATAGCACCTGTCTTTGATGTAATAGTCATCCAAGAATAACCACGGATAGCAAGTTGCTGTACAAAATCTGTCTGTGATACAAGTGCAACAATCTGTTTAGTTGACTTGGCACATATCAGTACCTTGTCCTTATCAAGATTGTCAATCGCACTGATCATTTGCTCATTGTCTCTTTCTGCAACTAACTCATCTTTCTTGAGTATTCTTGAACGAAACACCTGAACTTTAGGTGGTAGTATGTATCCTTGCTTGACTAACTTAGGTGCAGGTACTTGACAAATAACATTACCAAAGATGTCAGTATCATTCATACCAACTTTCATAGGTGTGAAACTATGCTTTGGTGTTGCAGTAAAGAAGTATGATCTACCTGCATATATTGAGAAATACTCAACTGGTTCAATAAAGTTCTTTTGAACTGAGTTGTGTGCTTCATCAAAGTAGATAGTATCAACATCGATACCACTTTCTTGAACTCTGTGTAATGAATGATATGTTGTGAATATAATAGTTCTACTAATAAAGTTTACTGAGTTTTGCTCAACAAATGCTTGTATCTCAAATGGACTAGTGCTACTGAATACACCTTTGATTCTACCACTGTGTACATGCATTACATCAACATCACTGTAGTGATCATTAATGATTTCCATAAACTCATGTGATAGTTGCTCTGCAAGTAGTATGCGTGGTGCAACAACTACAACTGTACCATAATCTTCTAACTGCTTGACAGCATCCATAATCATACAGATGGTCTTACCACCACCAGTAGGAACAATGACTTGTCCTTTGTCATTATCAGTCATTGATTGAATTGCTTGCTCTTGGTGTGGTCTTAGTTGCATCAGTTTTCTTTAGATACTAATATTATAGCACTAAAAAACCCCTTATGTAAGGGGCTTGTGACAGTTACCTATCCTCCATATTGTTCAAGTTTTCTCTTGTTCTCGTATTCTTCTATCATAAGAAGTTTCCGTTCATCAGTACAATCACAATTTTCTAAATTATACTTAAGTCTTTGTATACTTAAATGGTTACTAATCTTTTCAGGTACAGAAGTAATAAAGATTGTTGTTATCATAACACCCGAACCAATTTTATAAATTGGAAAGTCTTTGTATCCTTTCGCCCACTTGAAGTTTTCTTTTACCTTTTCAATGTATAATCTGACAAATTCTTTCGGACTCTTTCGCATACCTTTCCATCTTTCTTTAAGGTCTGCCCATTCTTTATCATGATCAACGTTAACTAATTTTCCACAAAATTTAGTATACGATTTCCAAAGTTTAGCCAGCATCTAGAGTACCAAATGATCTACGTATCTCACGTAGTGCTTCTAAGTTCATGTCTTTTGTACCTCCATCATATGCGTGAGCATATCCTTCGGTAATCATTTGTTCATTAAGCGACACGTCCCCATCCCCGATATATAACCACCCCAGAAGACGACCATATTTGCCGACGCCACCATCAAGTTCAGTCCTAATAGTAAGCTCGTCGTCACCAGCAATGGCACCATCCAATTTCTCTTTGAGCCAGTTTGTTGCGTCGATTCCAAGTGCTTTCTCCTCCAAATTGCGTGTACGTTTTTCAGGTGTATCAACCCCTGCTATTCTAACACGTTCTTTCTTATAAAGGTCAAATCCTAAGTCAATTGTAACATCTATTGTATCTCCGTCTAATACTCTGTTAATCTCTGTCACTCGGAAGTTGTAACAACTCTTCCGACTCGGTGGTATCATTGCTGCCATGGTTGAATTCTAGTAGTGCACTATTTAGCATGGATTCAATATCAGGATTTATTACTGTTGTTCTATATCCCTCTGCATAACGCATTATCTTTTCTATTGCATTCTCATCAACATCCAAGGCATGTGCAGGTGGATCTGTCACTGGTGCAGTACCACATGCTGTGATTATTATTGGTAGTAACCATGTATACTTCATTCGCCTAGTGTGTGTACAACAGGTTTTTCGTGTCTTAATATATTATATAGATCTCTGTTCTCTGCTGTGGATACTGGGTCGAACTCACAATTAGGATCAAACCCATCATATCTCTTTGCCTGATTGATTACTATTGATCCACTCTCTCCTGATTCTGACCTATGAAATGTACCACGAGGTATTACTAGTGCACCACTATGTACATTAAGATGTACTATGTGATATGGATATTTCCAATCTTTATTTACTAACTCAAAGGTTCTCTCACCTTGTATTACTCTATTAACATCGTCTTGAAAACTATGGATATAAAACTGTTTACTTCCAACACAATCAGGTGGTGGAGATATAGCAGGACCTGTGTGTACCACAAGGTCACTGGCATTAGATTCCTCTACAGATATATCATAAAAGATAACACTGTCCGTTTCTCTGAACACACGGTGTCTTCTAAATTGTATATCACTCATTAACCACCATCCACATCACAACCAATAGTACTACCTACCACAATACCTAGTGGAATTGCCCACCATCTTCCATCGTCTCTTGACATGGCAGCACCAGCAGCACCTCCAAGAAGACCACCTGCTATCTTTCCATCTGTACAATCATTGTTATCGTACTCAATTGTCTCTCTTCTGGTGTATCCACCACGATCTCTACAAGGAACTTCTACTGTTTCATTGTATGTTCTTATGTAACCTGGATTCTCTAGAGTGCCTGGTACATACTCTTCTCTGTATTCAGTTTTATAGCAAGTTCTATCTTCTGAATATCCTGCCTTTTGATCTGCAAAAACAGGTGATATAGAACCTAGTGTGATTAGGGTTGTTAGTAAAATTTTCATAATATTATTGTAGTGTATTTTTAACTTCTTGTCAACATACCTTTCTTACTCATATATTGTAGAGTCTCTTTTAATGTACCTCTGAACATACCAACAGTAATCATAGGATAATTGGCATCCCCACCAAACTCCATTTCAAATTCTGTCTGCGTGAAGTCATCTCCCACCTTGTACTCATGTATATCATGACCCAAAGTTTTTAGAAGTGAAACAGCACGTTCACATTCTTGGTTTCCGTTAGAATAAATTACTGATTGCATTAGTAATACAGTGCCTTCATTATATATTCTTTACTTAAAATAGGATCCTCTCCTAGAAGATTTAATTGTAACTCATCTGCATCGACATATACATCATCCTTTTCTTTACGACAATGATGCCAATAATATGTGCCATCCTCTCTCTTATAAAAGTAACTGGTGTTATGTGAGTCAAGAGTGAACAAAGCAATAACACAAGGATATTCAATCTTTCTATTTGGATCTGGTTTACATGACTTACCCATGTCAGCATACATGGGTCTTGCACCACTACCATGAGGAGTGGGTAGGTTTCTACCATGATCTCCAAATAAATCGTATCCTTTAGTCACGTTGTCTCCAATCGTCTGATCTATCATTCTTGAACCAATCTGCTATATCATCTGCACCATTAAATCCTCTCTTGTCTGTTTTTGGATCTCCTATGTCTAGAAATTTTAAACAAGATCCATCTGGATCAGTTGCCATCCTTCTTGCCTTACTTAACATTCCCCTTGCACTTGTATTTGCTTTTGCTAATTTCTGTGCCCATATCATATCGTCTATGCTGACTTGTGTTCCTGATGCAATGTCCTTGCAAATGCCTTCTAGTCTAAGGCGATATTGGGTTGATAACATAAACTGATGAGTGTGATTAGTATTATTTAACCACACTTTTTTCGGGACATCAAGTAATGTCAGGGGTATTAGACATTACCTATAACATGTCCGATAAAGTTACCACCAATATTAATAACATGGACTTCTGCTATACCATTTGAACCAGTACCATCACCAAGAGTAAATGTAGTTAACTCTGATCCATCATTAGTATCATCATCTGCTAATTTTACATCACCATATCCTGAAGTACTGGTTGATGCCTGAACAGTGATGTTCTCTTGAGTACCAGTGTTTCTAATCCAAACAGTAATTTCTCTTCCTGCTGTTAGATTACTAATATTCAGATCTCTGTTATTACTGAATGCTGCTGTCCAGTAAATTTTATTATACACCGCAGCATCTACAGTTTTATTACTGTTACCAGTGATATCATTTACACTATTCAATCCGATAACAGTTGTTGGTACAGAAGCACTTGATGCTTTTGTTTCAACTTCCGTCTCTAATTGCTGTAGGGCATTCTTGATCGTGGTGTTGTTAGTGATCGTACCACCAGTAAATGTTCCCAACTGATATGCAGTATTGGTTGTTACTGTGGCAATACCAACCAATTCAAAAATATCCTTAGAACTAACTACCCTCCTGAACGAAGCATCATAACCAGAAGTAAAGTCCTCAGGTCTTCCCAGATATGCCATTCGTTCTGACGTCTGATCCCAGAACAACATACCAGATGAAATACCCACAGAGTTAGCCCATAAGTAATCTGTTTGATTTCTTGCTTCTACACTACACTT